GCCAAGTAGCTCAAAAAAACAACATAACTTCATGGAGATGATCGCTCATTCTCCTAAAATGGCTAAAAAAGCGGGTGTTCCGCAATCAGTGGGCAAAGACTTTGCCGCTGCAGACAAAGATAAAACATTTAAAGGTGGTGGTAAAGTGGCTGATTTAAAAAAATTATTTAAAGGTAAAGACACTAAAAGTGAAGAGCTTAAAGAAGCTAAAGCAATTAAGTCTGGTAAAATCACTCCTATGCAATACGCTAAAGGTGAAAAAATGGAAGACTCTAAAATGAAAAAATATTTAAGGGGAGGGCCAGTTAAACCTACTGAAAAACCTTTTGTAGTACCTCCAGCACCTAAGGGATTTAATAATACGCCTACTAAAAGTGATGGAGACGAGAAATATACAGGAAAACCAATGCCTGTAGTTAGAAAAGCTAAAGGCGGCTCTATTAAAGAAGCACGTTTAATGCCTGCTAAAATGGAAAAGATTCCACAAGGCAATAAGAAATTTGGTGAACACGTAGACCAAAAGAAAGGGCATACTAAAGGTAAAAACTTAGGTGATTCAGGTAAGACTGTTGGTTTACAAGTTGAAAAGAAATTTAAATGCGGCGGTTGTGTTACACGTGGTGATGGTATAGCCCAAAAAGGTAAAACTAAAGGTAAGTGGGTGTAATTATGGCTTCTCCTAAACGATACGCAGTTACAGATACTAAAACAGGTAAACGAGTACCTTCGGTCTCTCCTAAAGCTTCAATGGGGGATTTACAAACCGTTAGAAACAAAACTTTATCTGGTGGATCTGGTAGTACTCCTCCATCAAAAGGCGTTAGTACGGGTAGCTCAGGAAGTAAAGATGTAGCAGTTAGAGGCTCAAGATCTGTAGCTACTTCAAACCCTTCTTCTAGTGCTACTAGAACTATGAAAGACGTTCAAGGAGAGAGGATAGGCCCTAAAAGACTATCAGGCCCAAGCAAAGTAGCAGATGTAGCTGAAAAAGCGGGGAAACTGGGGGCTCTAGGTAGGTTAGCTACAGGCGTAGGTATGTATGCATACTCTAAAGATGCTGGTGAAGGTAGTGACTTTAAAGGTACTGATAAAAGACCTGATGCATGGTCTGGGTTTAAGAAAGACTCATCTACATCTACATCTACAACTCCATCACCTGCAGCAAAAACTACAACTCCATCACCTGCGGCAAAAACTACAACTCCATCACCTGCAGCAAAAACTACAACTCCATCACCTGCGGCAAAAACTACAACTCCATCACCTGCGGCAAAAACTACAACTCCATCACCTGCGGCAAAAACTACAGCAAGAGCGCCAGTAGAATCAAGCTCAAGTAGAGCCAGTAGACAAGCTGCTTATGATGATTGGGTAAAGTCTAATCGTGACCCTATGAGCCAGTTAGCTAAAGATAGAGGCGTATTAAACTCTAGTAATACTCCAAGTGATTCACCTGTCAAACCTGACGGAATGAGAAAAGGGGGCAAAGTTACCTGTATGAAATCTGGTGGGGCAGTAAAATCATCTGCTTCAAGTCGTGGTGATGGTTGTGCACAACGTGGTAAAACACGTGGTAAGTGGGTGTAAAGTGAGAAGTTCACGTGGTATGGGCGATATAAACCCTAAAAAAATACCAAACAAAGGAGGGGCAGTTAAATCTTTCCCTCCTGCTACTAAAAATAAACAGGGTAAAAAATGACAACTACGGGCACAGCGTTATTTAATCTTGATGTCTCCGAAATCTTTGAAGAGGCTTTTGAACGTGCGGGCTCAGAACTGCGCTCAGGCTATGATTATAAAACGGCTCGTAGGTCATTAAACCTTCTATTAATAGAGTGGGCAAACAAAGGTATTAACCTTTGGACAATAGAACAAGGACAGATTGTTCTTAATACAGGTGTAGCTACATATAACTTACCTGTAGATACTGTAGACTTATTAGATCATGTCATACGAAATGGCACAGGTCAAAATCAATCAGATATAACTATATCAAGAATTTCAGGTTCTACCTATGCAACTATTCCTAATAAGAACGCAATGGGTAAACCTATCCAAGTTTGGATAAATCGTCAATCAGGAGCAACTACTCCTACAGGCGTTGCAAGCCCTACTATTAATGTATGGCCTACCCCACAAGCACCGGATCAGCAATATACTTTTGTGTACTGGCGCCTTAGAAGAATACAAGATGCAGGCTCTGGTGCTAATACTCAAGATATTCCTTATCGGTTCTTACCTGCTCTTATTGCTGGGCTGGCTTACTACTTAAGTATGAAACTTCCTAATGCGGATTTACAAAGAGCTACAGCGTTAAAAGCAGTTTATGATGAACAGTTCCAAATGGCAGCTGATGAAGATAGAGAAAAGGCTTCTGTTAGAATGGTTCCACGGATGATGTTTAGATAATGAGTTCTAAGTATGCACTCGGTAAGATTGCGATATCACAATGCGATCGCTGTGGTATGGAGTATTTACTTAAAAAACTAAAGCCTTTAACAATAAAGACTAAGATAACAAATATTTTAGTATGTCCCACTTGTTGGGAACCAGACCAGCCACAGTTACAATTAGGGATGTACCCTATTGAAGATCCACAAGCTTTACGTAATCCACGTAGAGATACAAGTTATGCTGTATCAGGATTAGATGTTAACGGGTATAATGGCGGCGGATCAAGAGTTATAGAATGGGGCTGGGCTCCTGTAGGTGGAGCATCTCAGTTTGATGCAGTTTTAACCCCTAATGCACTAGTAGCAATAGGACAAGTGAGTTCAGTTACAATTTCATAGAGAAAGACATGGCTAATAAAATACAACCACGTGAAAAAATAAATGTAGATAATAACGTGACTACAAAAAATACGCAGTCTACTGGTACAAACGGGTACCCAGAAACAAACGTAAAAACTGAAGGTGTAGAAACTCGTGGTAATGGCGCGGCTACAAAAGGCCGTAAAGCTCGTGGCCCAATGGGTTAAGTAAATGAATTACCAACAACTTACACAAGCTATTTGTGATTATAGTGAAAACACAGAGTCTTTGTTTGTATCAAACATTAATTTATTTATTTCTCAAGCAGAAGCTCGTGTTTACAACTCTGTACATATTCCTGTACTTAGAAAAAATGTAACGGGTAACATGACTTTGGCTAACCCTTATTTGTCTTGTCCTGATGATTTTTTATCTGTGTATTCTTTAGCTGTTATAGATGCATCAGGTAATTATAGTTACATGATAGATAAAGACGTAAGCTTTATGCGTGAGGCTTATTCAAATCCTACTGTAACAGGTACTCCTAAGTACTACGCAATGTTTGGCCCACAATACTCCAATATGAAAGAGATATCTCTTATAACGGCTCCAACACCTGATGCTAACTACAGCGTAGAATTACATTATTTTTATTATCCTGTTTCTATTACAGATACAGTAAACAACCCATCAGGTACTACATGGTTAGGGGATACCTTTGACCCCGTATTGCTTTATGGTGCTATGCGTGAAGCATCTATATTTATGAAACAAGAACAAGACATGGTGTCTTACTATGAGCAAAAATACCAAGAGGCTATATCACAATTAACTAGACTTGTTAATGGTCTGGAACGTGGTGATAGTTATAGAAACAACCAAATTAAACTACCTTATAACAGCTTATGATAGTACAAGGTCAATGCACTATATTCAAACAACACTTATTAAGCGGGTTGGAGAACTTCGCTGCAGGTACTACGTACACTTATAAGATTGCTTTATATACAGCCGATGCAAGTTTAGATAGTACGACTTTGGTTTATACTACGTCTAACGAAGTGGTTGGGTCTGGGTATACAGCAGGGGGTGTTGCATTAACACCCATCGTACCAGCAAGTTCAGGATCAACGGCTTACGTTAGCTTTAATAATATCACATTGACAGGCACTTCATTTGTTGTTAGAGGTGCGTTAATATATAATGCAACTACAAATGCAGCGGTAGCTGTTTTAGATTTTGGTTCTGATAAAACTGCATCAGGTAATTTTACAATCACTTTTCCACCCGCTACGGTAACGACAGCGGTTATTAGATTTTCTTAGGAGTATAAAATGCACAATGAACAAATTAATTCTGGAGATATATGCTCTGCATCAGTAGGTAGAGGTGCGGGTCTTAACGAAGGTGTAGAGATGCATGGTAGCTACCATGTAGTATGCCACGATAAAGAAGGTAATGTTAGATGGGAAGAAGACATTAAAAATCTTGTTACCACTATAGGTAAAAACTTAACTGTAGATACAGTATTAGGTAACTCAGCTGCGGGTGCAGTTGTTATGGGTCTTAAAGGTACAGGCACAGCCGTTGTAGCAGATACTCAAGCATCACATGCAGGTTGGTCAGAAGTAGGTAGTGCTAATGCGCCAGCTTATTCAGGTACTCGTAAAACACCTACATTCAGTGCGGCGTCTGCTGGGGCTAAAGTTACATCTACTCCTGTTGTGTTTACTATGACTAGTTCTGGTACTGTTGCAGGATGTTTTGTAAACATCGGTGGTTCTTCAGCTATTGATAACACTTCAGGCACATTATTTTCCGCAGGTGATTTTACAGCAGGCTCTAAAACAGTAAGTGCAACAGATACTTTATCAGTAACTTACACTGCAACTGCAGCTTAAGGATAAACAGTTATGACATTAGTAGTAGGCGATCGCATACAAGAAACAACGACCACAACGGGCACAGGTACAATAACTTTATTAGGTGCAGTTACTCAGTTTCAATCGTTTGCTGCTGGTGTCGGTAATGGTAACTCAACGTACTATACAATAGCAGATCAAAGTGGGGTTAACTGGGAAGAAGGGATTGGTACTTATACTACTTCAGGTAGTACATTAACTAGAACTGTTTTAGCTTCTTCAAATGCAGGCGCATTGGTTAACTTCCCTGCAGGTACTAAAAACGTATTTTGTTCATACCCCGCTGAAGCAGCGGTCCTAGCTGCCCCCTATGCGTACCCTACTGTCTCACCCACACTTAATTTAGACTTTGCCAATAGCGCAACAGTAGACCCTAGAATTACATTTGTCAGAAACTCAACAGCCACTTATTATGACGGTAAGACAACTGCAATGGCTGAGCAGAATTTGTTGACTTATAGTCAAGATTTTACTAATGCTATTTGGACAAAAGTGGTTGGGGCATCTATAATTGCAAATACTTTTAACGCTCCTGATGGGACTTTAACAGCTAGTACATTGTCTGGAACTACTGCGTATACTTCTGGTCTTAGTGATGGTAGTAAAATGTTTTATAATTCTTCTTCAGGCAATACTCGTCCATCTTCTTTAACAACATTTTCTGCTTCAATTTATGTGTATTCTACTGTAGCTATTACAATACAGCTTGGCGTATATTCTTTTGGTGGTTCAGATAGTTATAATAGTTATACAGAATTTACTTTAACTGCAAATACTTGGCAAAGATTACCTAAAACATTTACATTTGGTGTTACAGCAGGGTATGCAGGTATATCTATACAACCTGGGGCTAACACTCTTTACATCTGGGGCGCACAACTAGAACAACGCTCTTCAGCCACAGCATACACACCTACAACCACCGCAGCCATTACTAACTATATTCCACAGCTAATGACTGCCCCTGCTGGTGTGCCTAGATTAGATTATAACCCTACTACAGGTCAAGCATTGGGGTTGTTGATTGAGGAAAGTAGGACTAATTTGCTGACGTATAGTCAAGATTTCAGTAATGCGGCTTGGGTTAAATCGGGGGCGACTATAGGTGTAGGGGTAATTGCTCCTGATGGGTCAGTTTCTCAAAAAATAACAAGCAACGCGTCAACAACACTTTCATATATATATAAAGCAATATTACCTGCCGCTGGTGGACTAACATTTTCTGGATATGTAAAATCTGATGGTATTTGTAATTGGGTTCAAATTCTTATATCAGGTTCGGGCGTAAATACTAGTATAGCTAGGGT